TAACGCGATTATTAGCAACCCACTCAAATCCGCTAGGTCGTCCATCATCTGCATACAAAGATGTAACGCGCCAGTAAGCGCATCCGTAAAATATTAAACTATCAACAGTTGCAGCGATAGTAACGCTGCGAGGTTGGCGTAGATCAGGTTGCTCTAACCATATTGGCGAGCCTAATTTTTCCCCTGTTGATTTTTTGTAAAGTGCTAAATCAATACCTGAAATAACTCCGGCAATTAAATTACGGCAGCGAGTAACGCTTGCAACCTGTAAAGCAAAATTACGATCTATCCCACTTGAATTTACGCCGTAAGTAGATCCCGTATTAAAAGATCCATAACCGTATTGAGTACTCATTACGGCAGGTGCGTACTGGGCCTCGATAGTAGGCTTTTCAGCTGACTTAATGCCTAGAGTTTGGAGTATTCCCATGGAGGCAATTTTCTCTAAATGTCAAGCATAAAATCCGATTACTCTCGGCGTGTCTCTATACGTAAACCTGAGCCTGACCCATCGGCTGATTGAGAATATGGACGATAAAACTTAAATTTATTGCAATATCTACAGGGCCAGCGGATTTACGCCGGACGATACGCCACGATGAATCGGACTCTTTAGCTGCACAATTAGCCATGTGCGTTACAAGCTCATCTTGCCCCGAGTGAACGAGTCTACGATTGGCCAGACTTTCATAGAGGTCGCCCGAAGCCTGATACCCCTTTTGCCCTGATATATCTGTTACCTGTATGCCGTTGGACTCAAGGCGTTTAGCAATAGAGGCGGTCGTGTACTTGTCGTAGGCGACTTGTCGAGGGTAGTAAATCTTGGCCCACTTGGCTATTGCATTAGCTACAAAGAGCTCGTCTATAGATACATCGCTGTGAAAGATCTCTAAGACAGCTACACCAATACGACCATCCTCGAGCACTTGGCCCATACATAAACTACCGTCGCGCCTTGACGGTGAAACATCAAAGGCAAAAATAGTAAGAGGCCCCACCGACAAATTAAGATCCTTATCAGCTGCATCCTCGACAGCCATGTGCGGCCATGGGCTTTGAGTACTTGAAATCCATTGACATAAGAGCTCTGTTTTAGTCGTCTCGATTGGCTGTGTAGCAACAGCCTCCTCTAACGCCTCCTCAGTTACCGTATATCCGAGCGCCGGGTTAGCCATAGCCCACGCATCACGATCTGTTATCTTTGCGAATTGGGGAGCTGAGTACTCGTAAAAGCCGAAGGTCTTAGGTGGAAAACTCATAGCCCTCTCGCGTAGATCATTAAGCACCGTACTAAATGAGTCTCCGGCATTAGAGGTAAGCAAGGTTTGAGCATTGGGCTTAGCGCGTGTAGTCGGCGTTGCAGCTCTAAAACCCTCCTCGGATATTTCGCGGATCTCATCAATATACAACAGCGAAGCGGTACGACCACGCGAGCCGTCGCGTGTAGCAGCTACAACATCGAGGCGGTTGCCATTTTTAAGCTCGATCGACTCGGTGCCATTGGCATACCGGATCTGTTTAACCTGTTTACGCATGCCGTCGTTATTCTCAATAGCCGAGCAGACCTGTCTAAATGTGTCTAAAGCCATCGATCTATTAGAGCTCATAATAAGCACGTTAGGGGAGTCAAATAGAAACATGTGACCGAGCATGACCATACGCGCTAAATGAGTTTTACCTTGCTGTCGGCTACATAATATTAAATTTGTCTTACGGACAAACATCTCTTGCTCATCGACCATACACATATCGTTAATTACAAATTCTTGCCAAGGTAAAAGCGGCATCCCGATGGAGTCTGCAAGCTGGGCAATCTCAACGCCGCGAGATTTACCCTTGAGGTACGGACTATGTAGGCGAGGCTCAGTAGCCCCCATACGAGGCTTTTTAGTTTGAGTCATATCCCTATCAATCCTGTTCAATTTGTCCCACGCATGGACCGGCTGGGACCGTGCTAGTGGTCCTCGGGGAGGTATAGTCCGGAAAGGCAGGGGGGGTAGAATCGGACGCTAAAAAAACAGCCTGTGAGCGTGAACCCTTAGAGCTATTACAGCGCTTGCAACAGGCCACCATATTCTCAAGGCTAATAGGATCGCCTCCGCTTTTGATTGGGACTATGTGATCTACCGTGGTGGCATCTTGACCACAATAGGCGCATGTGTAGCCATCACGAGCTAACACGATAACTCTCTGTTTCTTGTACTTATTACTTACACGAGGATCTTGCGTACCTCTAACCATTAATACCACCCACGCTTAAGGTGAAAGGCCAGAGCATTACATGATGCATTAGCTACATCTTTACCTCGCTTGGAATATCTGTGAAGTATGTACTTATAACCTAAATCCATCTGTATATAAGGATTAGTCTCTTTAAGTTTAAGTAACTGAGGTATGCCAAAAGCTGAGCTCTTAAGATTCTTGGCAGTACTATCCCATGAGCGGTTTTCTTTAGTCCATAGAGTAGTTATACATTGATATTCTTTTGCACTAACTACCTTGAGATGTATATATATTTTATATTTATCTATCTCTTTTATATCAACTGCGTTAGCAGGATTAGTATTTAAGATTACAGAGTGTATCATGAGCAACCAAATCCATTTGATATTACGCGGGATCTTGAGCGTGTCGCGCCTCATCTTTGTGTCTCATGTTCATACCTAAGATGTATCTGGCTACTGCCTTCATGGCGTGTATGTGCAGCTTGTAGGCTTTTCTCTGAGCTAGCCTCAATAGTTACACCACAAATACAGAAGTATGTGTACCTCATTGGTGGCCCCATCCTGTTCCCTTAAATGAGAGTCCAGGAGGCGCATAGATCTGCCTCATCATGTAGTTACAGCAATAAGGCGTAACGTGCTCGGCCATCTTTTCGGTAGTCTCGTACCTAATCCCGCAGCTAATACACTCATACTCATACGTTGGCATCTTGTATATCCTCCATAAGTACAACACCCATAACGCCGCAGCTAAGGCATTGAAGGGTTTTAACGTAAGCCGGTAAGTTATCCGTAACTATCCGCTCCTCATGCTTTGTAATGCGCTTACAAATACGACACTTAGATTTGTGTATCGCCATAGTTAGAGCTCCTTAAATATTTCATCTCAAATAGATTGCGTTGATTTATCCAGTAGTTACCCTGTTGTGAGTGTTTGTATTTCGGCACCATGGCCATAAATGCCGGTATCCATCCGATCAGCTGATAGACAGGCGAGCGCCCAGCTACAAGGATGCAGACATCGTTTGGCCTTGATCGCTGAGACTCTTGTAGGATTAAATGCCCGTTTATGTGGCGCGTGTGCTTAACCTCTATGCGTGCAGTCTCAACCTCTACATCAGCCTCATCCTTAAAGGTATTGATCGAAGGCATAAAGTTACGTATCCCGAAGTATTGAGCTACAGCTATCTCAGCTCCAACGCTTTCGGCATGCTGAGCAATCATCTCGTGATAGTTAAGAGTTTGGCCGAATAGACGAAACCACTCATCACTCATAACGGCAGCGCGCTCTATAGCTGTACGGTGTGCGGTGATCTCTTGCGCCCTATCTAAGATCACGCGGTCAAGTATCAAGCCCTGCACGTGGCACATAGCCATATAAGTACCTCTTGGCCATAGTCACGTATAGCAAGGCCGCCGCTTTGAGGTTGCCACTCTAGGCATTGATCGCATCGATCTAAAGCTGTCGTAGTAATAGTGCCGTCGTCATGGATTACAGAGGCGTAACCGTCTTTGATAAAGGTTATTTCGCCCATGTCATCCACACCATTACGGTTAATAGCAAGAGCTCAAAGATGATTAGCATTTTAATTAACTTGGCTTTTGTCATATTTGGGGCTTCCATTTTCCATCTGATCCAAGTACATGCCAATAAGGATCACATTGATTAGCTCGGTTTTTCTCCGTGCATTTGTACGCGGCCCACGGCTTGCCCGTGGACTTGGCCGTTCCCTCGGCCCAAACCATCGAGCCATGAACACAGCGCGGACTCGCAGCTACTAACTCACCGCCTAGCTGGCCTTGGATCTCTGATACAGCTGTAGCTAAAACTGTAGTCCCTGTCTCTTGAGCAGTTTTTACAGTAGCCCACGGATCGGAGGTAGCCGGTAAAGCCTCGACTCGCTCCATATCCTGTTTAGTAGGCCGTCCACCATCGCTCGGCGTTAATAAGCCTATACACCTACCGTAAGCGGAGGTCGTCGTATCCTCTATAAGCCATTTTTTCATATTTTGAGTAAGGCTTGCTACGTTGCCATAGGCATAATCGACAGCGCTAGGCTTTTCATCCTCGTAGTTTTTGTATGCCTCAGCTCTTACTAGCACCCATCCGGCTACAAGATCCTTATCCTCGATAAAAGAGATTAATCTGCCGGTAGGAAATTCTGAGCGAAAGCGCTTTATCCGGCTATTTACATCCTCGTAGTTATCTAAGAAACTCATGATTGTAATTCGCTCTCTCGGAGAGCTTTAGCAATAGCGCGGCCTCTTACAAAGCCCTCGCCGTGCCCATGC